GGGCTGTAGAAGCGGAAATCGGTTCCCCTCGATAGTCCTGAAATCGTATATCAATTTTTTAAAATTATACCGTGTCTTAAAATCGACTCATTAAAAATTTTGATGTCTATGCTTAGGCGCTTACATGGTCGCGCATATGATGGCGCATAAATAAACGATGGTCTTACGCTTGACAATATAGCTAAACGGTGTTATACTTATATTAGAAATAAGGGATAGCTACTTTAATTATTTGAAATGACTAAGATAAAACGTTTGACAAAATGATTGAGGTGTGCTATACTTATAGTAAAGAATATGAAAGGAGAAAATCTCCAGATGGAAACACTAAGCTTAGAATTATTGAAAGCCTATCAGGGTTACGTGCGTGACCTGATGAATCAGAAAAATATGTTTTTAGATTATTATATGCCTGACAGCGCCTTACCTAAATCAGCGGGCTTACTGATTAAATCATATTGTTGGAATATGAAAATGGATCCGTACCGAGCACCACAGCAACTTAAAAAAGTAGAGTCGTGGTTTCGTAAGGCAGGGCCAAAGGATTTGAAGATTAAGCGCGTGGATGCTTGCCTTGAGCTACTACTATCTCAAGATAAAGACGTAGCTTATACGGATATAGTTGACGCGTATGCAAAGACGAAACGTAAAAAATCAGCGATTGAGCCAAAAGATTACAACATGGACGCTGAGTACTTCTTCAATCATTTAAAATAAAAACATATAAACATTTTTAAAAAAAGTAGGGTATTACACTTGACAAATCACCCTATTTGGTGTATACTTATAGTAAAGAAAAACAAAAAAGGATTAAAACATTATGCGTAAAGGTTATTATAAATATATGGACGATACAGAGCGTACAGTAAGTGTACGTCGAGCGGTTACATTTGTGAAAGGCTACGTTTACAACGTAAGCACAGATGGCGACATCACCACGACTGAATATAATATGACACTACCGCTCAAGCGTACACAATCTGAAATTAATCGTCGTTATGCTGAGTATTGCGACGAAAACGGATACGACGGATTTAAAGTTACGGATATCGCGTACAAGAAATTGACATCGTATATCTCATTAGATTTGTTTATGAAAGGACTAGATTATGACAGCTAAGAAAAAAACAAGCCTCAGCAGTGACCGTGGGTATATCACACGCCGTGTCAATCAACTTTCAAGCATGGGCGCAAAAGACGAAGAGATTAAAGCTGTCCTTGGTACTAATACTCTCTCTAGTAAAGAAATGGATACAAAGACAGTACGACGCGTAGCAAGTAAACTAAAGACTAAGGCTTACTCGTCCAAAGATCTCTCGGTCAATCCAGAGACGGGCGGTATTTACCGTGAGTCGACGACGAAAAAACTCCAACTCTTTCGACGTATGGAAACAACTATCGAAGGCGGTGGACGAGTGGACGGCGTGGCAATGGGGCGCAATTGGGCAAGTGAACAAAAAAGCAAGTTTAGTCGCATGAATGAAACGCAAGTCCGTAAGATGAAAACAAGCTACGCAAAAGACAAAAAGAGCCAGTATATCAGCGCTCTTGAATCTCGCTATAAAGTTATGAAAAAGGCGGGCGCTACACCTGGACAATTAAAAGAAGCACGTGCCGCGATTCGTAGCGTTCGTTTACTCAGTCCTACAAAGTTTGTAGACAGTATCCGAGATCCATCAACGCGAATGGAATGGAACATTAAAAATCTCCGTGAATGGTTTTATGATTCCGACGGTAAAAAAATAGAAATGAGCGACAGCACTAAAGCGAGTGAGCTTTCTGGATCTTTTGATGATATCAGTAGAGCATCAAAGAACGCTCGCAGTCGTTCAGCAAAACGTAAAAAATAACAAATAAAGAAAGCGATACTTTATTATGAATACCACAGATAATAAAAAGAACCGCACTGACCGCACGTACTATGCGGCAGTGGCGGACATGGTCAGTGAAGACGTTCAAAGCGTTACACTTAATAGCATAACGTTTAAACGTTGTCTTACTACTTCTGCTACAACGTTCGAAAGCATTGGTGCATTTTTAAAAGCTTGGGTAGGTCAAGGGCTTAATGATACAAACACAGTACATACGCTTTTTGTTCCTAGCTTAATTGAAGTTACTAATACATTTGTCGCATATTTTATCGAGAACGGTATTAAGTATGATACACAGATTGGCTTAGAGTTTTACGAGTTGCGTTTCTATGTGAATGATTACCGCTTTGAGATTAAAGACTTTAAAAAAGTTTTTGATGGCGGTGTTGACGCCATGCGTGAGACCTTTAAGCTTTCGGGTAGCGATATCGATGTCTTTTGTAAAGCGGTTGAAGAATATTTCGTAGCTGGTAAATACGTTCGTTTTACTAATGCTTCTCAGGCTTTGTATGAGTTTAAACAAATTATGAAACAGCAAGGCTACGCCTTTGACAGCTACTTTCCACAGTTGCCAGACGATGTCGATAAACTTTGTCGTGAGGTTGATAAATCGGGTTGGAATTACATCGTTCCTAAATATGTAAACAAAGACATCAAAGGTGAAATCAACGTTTTTGATATTAATAGTATGTACGCTTTTATCCAAAAATCCGCTGTTCTCCCTTACGGCAAGCCTGTCGAAATCAATACAACAAAGCCTAAAGCTCCTTTAGAGTCTCAAGTTTCGTTTGTTAGCTTTGAATGTGAATTTGAATTAAAGGACGGATTTTTCCCGTTTGCGAAAACAGAGAATAGCATGTGTCAAGAAGGACATCTGATTTATGAAACTAAAGGACGCTCTACGTTTTGTATGTCCTGGACTGAATATCAGCTTTTCTTGAAAAGTTACGACGTTGTGGATTTTGTATTTTTTAAACAGGTAACATTTGCAGGTGCTCGCGGTTTGTTTGATATGTATGTAAATAAATACTACGCTGAAAAACAAGAGGCATCGACTCCTTTTAGCCGTCAACACGCGAAAGCTATGCTTGTGAGTCTTTACGGTAAGTTTGGCGCTAAAACTCGTTTAACAAGCAAAGATCCTCGCATCGATGAAACGACAGGACGTGTGGTCTATGAAAACGGACGCGATACATTTGTAAAAGCGATTTATGCGCCAATGACTGCCGCAATCGCGTCTATTGCTCGTACTTATATTGTATCAATCGCTCTAATGCATCGTGATAACTTTGTTTACAGTGATACCGACGCGGTACACTTAACGACTAAAAATGTAAAATTTGAGGTCGACGCAAAAAAACTCGGTGCATTTGATCTCGAAGTTACAGGAACTCGCTTTAAATATATCCGTCAAAAATGCTACGCTATCCAAAAAACTGACGGCTCACTCCACGTCAAGGTAGCAGGCATGACGGACGCTGTAAAGAAACAAGTAACCTTTGAAAATTTCAAAGTTGGTCAAAAGTTCGACGGTCTCAAAAAAATGATTGGTCGCCGTGGCGGTATGTCCATTGTCACGACAACTTTTGAAATTAAAGCCATTGATGATTTTGACTATTGACAATTTTTTAAAGTTTTGCTATAATAATGATGTGAGGTTAAGTGGTATTGCCTCGCAGAGTATCGCTAAAATCGGGGCGTTAGTAGTGCAACGCTCTTTTTTTGTACTGTTTTTAGTGGTACGCGTTAGAGTTACTGGCACTACTCAGGAATCGTCAGGGCGTTTATAAAAAACGCTCTTTTTTTGTATCCTGACGCTTGACGTATTTGCCTTAGTGTGTTATTATAATAGTACAGAGATAGGCAAGGTAGAGCGTCTATCTCACAAAATTACACGAGTCTTACTATATGAAGTACCACCTTTCTTATTAAATCATAAAATCTCCTTTCTTTCTTATTTATCTATCAAATTTAGCTCTACCACTACTACTCCTTAGACGAGATGTCTAAGGGGATTTTTTATATATAAAAAAACAGCTTCCGTAAGGAAACTGTTTGAAGAAACGAATCGAGAGCGACTGACAGAGCATGTGATTAAGATGCGAAAGCGTCAGGCGCAACTCAATGCGTAATCGTCCAGACGCTATACGTCAATCACAATCGGTGCTTCTTGTATTATTATCTTAACACAAACCATTAAAAGTGTCAAGCCACTTGACATATTTGTTGTCTTGTGTTATTATAATAGTACAAATAAATGTAAAGGAGGCTTCTCCACAATGGATACAGCTTTTGAAACTAAAGACGCTCTTGAGCTTCTCGACTCTCTCCCTGAACGTGTTGGGAACGACGACGAAATCGAATCAATTCTCGCGGATCTTATTACGCTTAAAGATTTTGTAAGTACAATTGACGAAATCGTGGCAACGTTGAACGAAGATGTCGCAAACCTTAACAAGAAAAACCAAGGTCTTATGGCATCTAATAACACGCTTTACCGTCAAATCGGAAAACAAAACGAGGCAGCTGAGGAAGCTAAAGAAGCAGTCTCAAAAATTGCACAAATTAACGACTTGTTTTAATTAACAGAAAGGACACCAAAAAAATGAATCTTCCAAAAATTGACTGGTACGGACGCGACGAGCTTAAAGCTATTTACGCTGACCGTGCCGTAGAAACTAACGCACCTACCGACGTCGAACAACCACTCGAAACGCCTGCGGATAACATCGCAAACCGTGAACAAAATTATCCTGAACGCGTTGAACGCGCTGACGAACTCGAAACGACTGAAGTTAACGAAAATAATCAAATTCCTGTAGAAGAAGGAGAAAAATAATGAGCAATAAAATTACACGCTTTATGTCTCATGAAACGGGACAAACAGTAAGCAACATCGACCTCTTAAACGCCATCCGTGAAAAAGCTTCAAATGCTTATCGGGCTGACATTCCTGTACTTAAAGGCGCTATCAACCACAGTAATATCCCTGTACAACAATTTCAAGTTCATGAAAATGAATTTTTTGAACAGTTGATTAACCGTATTGGATCAGTTGTCGTGAAGGCTTTGACTTATGAAAACCCACTCGCTATTTTTAAATCTGAAATTTTCGAGTTCGGTGATACGTTGGAAGAAATTTACGTCGCACCTGCGGAACGTAACAACTTTAACGCAAAAGACAACGGACATCCTTTCGCTTTCGCTGATACAGATATCGAAGTCTTTTATCACAAGTTGAACAACGAATACCGCTACGATCGTACTTTCGAACGTGCCTGGGTTCAAAAAGCCTTTACCTCAGATATGGCATTTGATGAATTTATTGACAAAATGTTCACATCTTTGATTAGCTCAGACACGCTCGATGAATATGCAGCAGTTAAACAAGTGCTTAACGACTCACTCGCTGAGGTTACTTACACAGATAACGCTGGTACAGCTCACCAAATCACGGTAGCAGGTACTAAAGTCGACACGACTCATAATAACTATATTGAGGAAATGGTGAAGGACATCATCGCGAAATCTAAACAGTTTACAATCCCTTCGCGTGATAAAGCTCATTCAAATAATCCAGTAGGTGTACCTAATGCGACGCCACTCGAAGATCAATATTTGATTATCGACGCTGAATACTCAACTGATATCGACCTCATGCTTGCTAACGCTTTCAACATGGATAAAGCGTCAGTCCAAGCTCGTCAAATTGTTGTCGACTTCTTTGACAAGTTCACAGGAGCTGGACAAAATAACGGACGCCGTCCAGTTGCTTTCTTAGTATCTAAGAACTCGATTATCTTAAAGGACAAATTAGTACACATGGAAAGCATCCGCAATCCAAAGACTATGTCTTATAACTACTTCTACCATCACCATTACCTTACTAGCCTTTCACTTTTCGAAAACATCCACATGTTCTACGTGGAAGACTAATAGTATTCCTCTACTAGCCCTGCCCACAATGGGTCTGGGCTTTTATTAAAACAAAGAAAGCGAGGAAAAGTATTTGAATACTGTAAATTATCACAGTCTCAAGGAATATACAAAAACTTTAGGACGCATTGAACACAGTAAAACAACCGTCGACCGTAATCGTACAGCATGGTATAACTTTTACTTTAATTACTTTTATGACATTGTCGTAAACTACTTCTCTTGGTACAATTTACCGAATGACCTTGATGAGCTCTTTATAGAGCGTAAGCTTTTGGAAAATGGACACGTTGCATTTTTCGAAGACGAACAGCTCGGATATGTCGTCCAAGGAGGCACACGCGGGCAAGAGTTAAACATTTACGACTATCCGACGACGTACTTACCTGTTAACGCGGCTCAGCAGATGCGATTCCCTAAAATGCAAATCGCGTACAGTAAAAGGGATTTTGACTTACTCCAAAAAATGCATGATGAGACACGGACGGACAAACCTTGTATCGTTATTCCGAATAATAACTTATTTGAGCCATATCTGGACTATATCCACCTCTATTGCGAAAAGCTCGCAGATATTGAAATGACTATTCAATTAAACCGCAACGCTCAAGTCACTCCGTTCTTTGTCTTAGCTGATGAAAAATCTGTATTAAGTTTAAAAAATATTTTTAACAAGATCCAGAGCTTTGAGCCTGTCGTTTACGCTAACACGCAAAAGAACGCCGCAGGGACAGCAGACTTCCAACAGTTAGACGACAGAATTAAAGTCTTTAGGACTGAGGCTCCGTATCTCTTGGATAAGTTACACGACGAAAAAAACCGAGTGATCAATCAGCTCTTAACATTTATAGGTATTAATAATAATCCAGTGGACAAAGCTGAGCGCTTAGTTACTGCTGAAGCAATTTCTAACGCAGGAATTATCTCAGCTAATATTGAGGTAGGTTGGAAATCTCGTCGAAACGCGGTGAAACGTATTAATGAAGCTTACGGCTTAAATATTGACGTAGAGCCTGCTGAATGGGTGCAACGCTTTAACTTTGCGGATGTTGAGAAAGACTTAAACACCGAAAATCTCGACGACAACGCGGACGGAGGTTTACAGCCATGACACAAAACAACACAACAGTAACAATTGAGCAATTTTTAAAATCTCGGTATCGTAATCCGATTACAGGAAATCTTGACGGTTTGGCAGTTGACGAAAACGGCGACTTTTTACACTATAATGTCATTATTGACCAGACATTTAATGAGCTATTTAAAGACATGCACTTAAATAAGTACGTCGATGACGACTTTAAAAAACTCTTTTGTCAGCGTTTCTATAATCGCGAAATCGGTTTCGAGACGTTCGCACGCTTCCAGGTATTTTTAGAGCAAGAATTAAACACGGACTGTCTCAATTTGTTTAAAGTCCGTGACACGCTTAAAAACATGTCACTTGATCAAATGAATCAAGATACCAGCATGTATAACGACGGAAGCTCTAAAAATGACAGTCACACTTTATCGATTTCAAACACGACACCACAAGAACACTTAAGCATAACTTATGACAACGACCACGACCAAAAGTACGGCGCAATAGATTACGCAAATGCGCTCGGTGAGGGTAACGCAAAAGGCAAGGAAGACCACCACAGCTATACGCACGGATGGGCAGGCGGTCAACTCGCTCAGCGTTACAACCAACTCGCGCAAATGGAAGACCTCACTTTTGAAATCTTCAACATTTTGGAACCGCTCTTTTTACAAGTGTGGTGACCTAGAAAGGACAAACTATGCGAGAATTAACAATAGCTAACGAAAACTTAGTCAGCTACGATAAATATCTAGCTCAGCTACTTATTAAAGTACCTCAGGATTTCACACCTGAGCCTGACGAGCTGTACTATTTTAAAGTAACTAATCCACGCTATGGTAAACGCTTAAAAAATCTCTACGTCAAAGCGCGAGCGGTGCTTTACTACTACGCAGACGCATCAAGCGCTGAACGTTGGGGCATTACATCAACACGCTCGAAAGTTGTAAACAAACCGATTACAGCCGTAACGACATCAGGCGACGAGCTTAACTGCTTATGTTTCATCCGCTTTAAAGTTTTAGGCGTTTATTATAGCAAAGATAAGCTTTTATCTAAGTCTAAACTTAAAGGCTTCGGGCGAGTCATTGACGATAATGAGTATTTTAGTCGTATACCTATTATCAACGAGCTTACGCATTGGGATAACGGAGTCTTAACGTCTAATAATTTTAAATTTAAAGCAACTTATGAGAAACCTTGGAACGATGCGGAAAGCTGGGAAGAAATCGGTATTGTATGGTATGACAACAACAACCGAGGACTCAAAAAGCCTGGATGGGTGCACTACCTGAAAGATTGGGATAAGTTCCAACTCACCGCGACGAATAACCACGACGGCGAGAAACGTATTTCTTTGGTCGGAGGGGAAGGACACGAAAAACTATGATTACAATAAATGCGGAAATGACCGCAACAAGCCTCCGCCTAACAGTAAAAGGGCACAGCGCCACGGGGCGTGAAGATTGCGCCCGAGCGACGACGGCTTTTCAGGCTATCACATACACTTTCACTCACAAGATCATCGACAAAAAAACGGCGGACGGTTACAGTTACGCTGAAATAGCGTACAGCAAGCAAACGAAAAAAATGCTTTTGCAAGCTGTCCTTTATTTAAAACAGCTAGCGGAATTGCATCCAAAAACCATGAGTTTTACATTTATAGAAAACGAGGAAAAAAATTATGACTAAATCAACTAAACGACCTTTACCAGTTTCAAAGACCATTCAATTCCAACAACATCAAAAAATTAAAGACATTAGCGTAAGCGGAAAAGATGCGCTTACAAGCGTTGACTTTTCAGAGCGTGATGGAGACTTTAAATTAAAAGTAAAAGCTGATCCAGACAAAGTTAACGAAGTCTCAGGGACTCCTTTTGTCACTACGACCGTTACAACAGCTGATGAAGGAACGGATGATCCGAAAAAATCAGTCGCCCTTGGGCACGACTATCGCGGTCTAGCTCTCGAAACTGCTGGCAAATATCTCAGCATTAACAAAACGCAAGAAAAAGCGGTAATTGACGGTACATTAATTGAAGCGGACTTGACAAAAGCTTTGAATGACGCAAAAGAAGCGAAAGATAAAGCTGACAAAGCAGCAGAAAAAGCAGGTCTTGCAGACCAAAAGGCTACTACTGCTATTACTCAAATTGCGGACGTGAAAGACGCTCTTGCAAAATTGCAAGAAGCGTCTGAAGGTGCTGACAAGTTGCTAAAAACCGATATCGACAACATTAAAGAAATCTTGTCGAAGTTGCCAAAAGATGCGAAATTGTACGTCAACGAAGAAAGTCGCGACATTGCGAAAAAACATAACGGACGCGTCGAAGGACTCAAACGCGTCGAACTCTATACAGACTTAGATAATTCGAACGCTGTCAGCTTGTCGGTGTCAGATAATGTCACTCTTACTGTTACTCTCAAGCAAAATGACAACTCTATCGACTCTCTCGACTTCTCGCGAGAAGTCGGAGAAATTCGTCTTGAAGTTGCAAAACCAGCGCTTCCTGACTTTGATGCTTTAGGTGTCGCTGTTCAGGACGCACAAGACCGCGCGGCTGAAGCACAAGGCAAAGCAAACGAAGCGAAAACAAAAGCTGACGCTTTAGCTAAAAAGCTCGAAGACGCTAAAACGAAAGAAATCTCAGATATTGCAAGCGTGACGGACGCAGTCACAAAACTCGGAGAAGCTAGTAAAACAGCTGACGGTGAGCTTAAAAAAGCGATTGATGCACTCGCTGAGAAATTAAAGAACGCTAATACAACAAACAGCGCTGAACCGCTCAAAGTCACCGACGAATCTAAGCGTGCAATTTTACAAGCACGCACGCGACAAACAGGTCTAGAATCTGTAGATTTTGTCGTCGGAGGCGAAACAGTTACGATAACGTGGGATCAAGAGAACATTAACGAAACCGGTTACAACGACGCTCGACTCACCGATTTTGATCACGGTCTAAAAACTAGCCAGCTCGGCGGACTAAACGGCGGATCAGGATTGTTCGTCTCACTTAAATATGACGATGAAAACCGTGTACTTACAAACATTGTGACAGACATCCGCTTCGCATCAGCCGAAAAAAACTTCGCTAACAATTTTATCCAAATTCGCGACTGGCTTGAATTCCCACCGCTCACTCCTGCGAAAGCGCTTCTCCAACTTTCACAAGCTAAAGGACGTACAAACTTTACACAGGATGACATTGACGCTGGTGTAATTGTCTCAGGCGGTTTGTTGATTGACATGGGTGGGTATTGGCTTCCAGTCCATGTAAGCGTGTCAGGTACATCAGTTACGTTTAGCGGCAATAAATCGGACGCTCAAGCGCTTCTCGACTTTAATATTAAAACGTACAACGTCGACACTGCGGAAGTTGAAACAATTAAAGCGAGCGAATTGCTTGAGCCTGGCACAAAATGTCCACCTATTCTTAAAACAATCTACTAAAAAAGAGGTGATTGATTATGTTTAACGAAAACGAAGACTTTTTCAAAAACTACCGCGGTCGTTATAGTCAATACTGGATTGAGCGCTTCGGACTAATTCCAGAACTCCCAACGAGCTTTGACAACGCGAACTCTATTTATGAGCTTATCGCGTGGCTTCAAAGAGCCTTTAAGCAACTCTTGGACGACTTTACAGCGTTGGAAAATGAGTTTGAAGACTTTAAAAATGCGCTAATTGATTTGTTAGAATATCTTATTCCTGAACTTATTCGACGCTTTGCACACTCGACAGAGTTCCGCAAAATCTTCTCAGACTTGCTCAAAGATGTCCTTAATAGCGACTTGAAGCAATGGTTTAAAAATTATCTTAAAGATATTCTCCGAGATCCAGACATGCGTGAATTTTTCAAGGATTATCTCAAAGAAATTATGCACGATCCTGAAATGCAAAAATGGTTTAAAGACTATCTCAAAGAGTTGCTCAACGACCCTAAATTTTTGAAAGATTTGAAAGATAAGCTCGGTATTACTGAGATTGAAAACAACCTCAATAAGATTATTGACAACCTCAAAAATTCAGGCGCTTGGGAAAATGGTAACCTTAAGCCAGACCGCAATATTGCGACAGGTAATATTAACGTATTCGGTGGAGCGACAGACGGTGCGCACTTTATCCGCACAAATAACGGAGCAACAGAGGACGACTTGGCTGGAGGTGTTTAATGTATGGCACAACTTAAAAACGGCGGACGCGTAGATTTTCAACTTAAACCTGTTGTCATTCAGGGGGGTACATATAGAGGCGTGAGCTACGAAGGCAACACTTCCATTTTTCACATGTACAACGCCTATACGGTCGGATCTCCAGAAAATGAAACGATTGACACGCGAGTAAGTTTTGACTATGACATTGAAGAAACGACGGACGAAATTCGTATCAAAGTAAAAGGTGTGAGCGGTTACGGCTTGACTATCACAAGCCTACGCCGTGGCACTCCTTTCCCTGTCCATGATAGCTTAGTAAATGCGAACGGTCAAACACTGGTCGACTTACACTACCAGTCAGGTACGGGTTATAGCTATAACCAACAGCTCGGAGGCGCTACGGTGTTCGGTTCTGTTCCTATCCTCACTATTAAAAAAAGTGAATTTGCTCGCGAGCATACGCAACACGTAGGAATTAAACTTCTACGCTTTGACGACTTGGCCGCAGATCCAAGCGGTGATAATAAAATCGAATTATGGTTTGACGCTATCGCGTACTTTCCACCGCCAGAGTTTCGACCTTGGGCGACTCGCAAAAATGGCACTTTCAAGAGTCATCAAAAACATAACGGATGGTTTAAAATCCGCAAAGGCGGAACATGGAGCGACGTGAGCACAATGAGCAACGCTGACAGAAAGGCTCAAGGACGCGGAAAACACCGCATCCGCCACGGCGGAACGTGGGTCGGACAGACCGAAATCGGCGACTAAAAAAAGATACTTGTACTAGCGCAATAGTACAAAGTATGATATAATAGTGTTAGTTAAAAAGCTAACACTATTTTTATATGTTAGCTAGAAAGGAACTTTCAAAACTTGGTTAAAGAAACAACTAAAATTAAACTTTACTCAAAATCGCCATTTCGTAGCGATTACGCGAACGTCATTCACTTTGACAATCGCGCTGAGATGCAAAAATATTTTGATACCGATTCACCGCATCTTAAAAAGATTTACGAATCTGATAATTTTCAGTTTATTTCACGCACGGGTGAAATCTACGTAAGCGGACGTCAGGAACAATTTGAGACAGCGACTTACATGTTTTTTAAAAACGCTGGTAAAGAGTATTACGCGTTCGTTTACGACATCGCTTACATTAACGAGAATACGACTAAAATTATTTACGAGTTGGATATATGGAACACTTATCAACCCATGCTCTTTAATAAAAATACGCAAGTCAGCGGAACTATTGCTCAGTATTTGCCATATTTGCCAAGCGACGACAAGAATTTCAGAGCACGACACACGAACACGCAAGGTTTTAACGTAGGATCAAAAGCGACGGAAGAAATTTATGACGTAGGCGCTAACTTAGTTGATTGGCTTGTCATTGTAGCTAAGCCAGAGTTTAAATTTAAGGGAGAAGCTGGAACACCTGCTTCAGACATGTCATTTTCAGGTACTCAAAAAAGTTTAAAATACTATTTTGTACCTGTTGAAATTGCAGGAAAAATGACGAAACAGTTTGAGCTAGATGGTCAAACATACCCACCTAAACCAATTGTCACAATTTTGCTTGAGTGCTTTGGGATTACCGTTGGCGGTAAACATATTAGTCCAACAAAAGACAACACCGCGGACGCTCAACACATTGCGACTAATAATATTGTAAATATGTATTATAGTCGCTATTTAGGTATTGACTATGACTATGACGGAAGCGTTGTCAAGATTAAAAAAGCGGATGGCGATATTTTCAACGTTGTGGGCGTTGGGCGTCAATCAAGCGCCGCACCGTCAGGAGGTTCGGGGGATCTCGTAACCGTTGGAGGCCCAACAGGAAGTGAAAAAGAAATCGCGGAACGTATCGCCAAAACCATTAAAGCAAATTATCCACCTGCGACTGTGAACGGTATCGCCGCACTTTTAGGAAACGCAAAACAAGAAAGCTCTATGGATTATACGATCGATGTTGCGGCAGGTCTTGGACTTTGGCAGTGGACGAGCACACGTGCGCAAGGACTCAGAAACTATGCGCACTCGAAAGGAATTTCTGAACACACTATAGAAGCGCAAGTAGGCTGGCTCTTGAACGAGCCAGGCGAATCTGAAACAGCTAAAGCAGTCCTTTCAGGAAATGACAGCGCAGGAAATTTATCTGATGTATTCGTGACACGTTGGGAACGTGCAGGGATTCCAGTTGCTGATAAGCGTCGAGCGTATGCGGAAAGCTTTGTTCCAATTGTAAAAGCCGTGATTAATGACGCAAGTAATAACAGCAACGCAGGAAAAAACGCGGACAATAAGACAACATCAGCGCCAAAACCTGCAGAAGTTACCGAAAAAGTAATCGCAAAAGTAAAAGCTATGGCGAATAAAAGCGTGGGTAACGGGCAATGTTACGCCCTTTCGTCTTATTATTGTCAATGCTTCCGCGAGTTTGGCGTTGATGCGCCTGGACTCGGTGCAGGTGTTGGGAATTTGTACAAACAAATAGGTGACACTTATAACGCCTACGCCATCGGTAGCGCCTACGATTGGAAATCGTGCGGATGGGGTGTAAAATTTAACCCATCCGAGGAAGATTTTAAAAATGCCGCAGGTTGCATGATTAACTATAAACCAAACTATGGCCCAACAGTTACAGGTGGAGCAGGACACACGGGGATCTGTATTAGTTACGACGGACACAGCTTACACACCGTGGAGCAAAACTACGGTAACAACGGCTATACGCTCGATCACGTCGTCACGCACGTACACGCAGACGCTCTCTCTAGTATTTGCATACCACCAGACGTACTCGCAGGCGGTAAGATTAATCCTGACGTAGTCGGTGACGCCTCAGGCGGTGACGGTTCAGGAGGCGCAAATAGTGCAGCTTATATTGTTAAAATTGTCGAGCATCCAAAAGCAGCGCCTAAATTTATCGAGATTGACGAGCTTAAACCAAAGATCTTAAAACGCTTAAAAGCGTATATTAAAGATACACTTGGTGAACGTTTCGTTCACATGGCGAATCAATTGCTTCTCATTTCCGAACTTATCGACGTGGAACTTTACGATTATTACGGGAACACATACGCTTATCAGCTGGAATTGTTGAACAATCTTCAGACCGAAGACGGTAAGTACTACAATAAATCAGCCATTATGCTTTTAGGCTCAGTAGGAGATCAGAATTACAATTTTGCAGGCTTAGTCGCTTACGGGCATACTCATAATATTGTAGACCAAAACAATAAAACCTTTAAAATCAAAGCTAAAGCGGATGAAAACATTATATCCAAGTGGGATATTATGCAATACGGAATTTTTGACACGACTGGTAAAAACTTGACGATTTTGGACGACGCTACCGCGACTTATATTCAAGGACACGCGGCACAGATTAAGGCGCAACAGGCAAGTTTTAACGAAAACGCATCACTCCAAAGACAACAAGCGGACATGAATAACCGCCAGACGTCATTTGCGAATGACAAAAATATTTACGGCGCTAATTTTGCCGTGGATCAAAGCGTTTTCAAGCGTGGAAAAGCTGGAGTCATGGCTACAGTAGACGTAGCGACAAACGCTCTCGATATTTTCAGTCCGTTAAAAAAAGATGAAACGTATCTCGGTAAGTTTATGTCAACAGCCAGCAACACCGCAAAAGCTGGAATGAACGGATATTACAACGTCCAACAGTCTCTCATGGACGTTACAAACGCGAAAGTAAATCGCTCTTTTGCACAGGACGAAAACGAATTACGTAGTCAAAGTACAGCGCTCGCAAACTTGCAAGCTAAAACGGCAATTGATCAACAAATCCGCGCATTTAACGCAACGATGACGGACTTACAAAACCAACCTGACTCGATCCAACAGATGGGTAATGACATTAGCTTCCAAACATCAAACTATCAACAAGGACTTTTTATCCGCATTCGTTTTCCATATCCAGAGCAACTCAAAACTGTTCTCACATATATGCACTTATACGGATATATCTATCAAACCGAATCGAACGACGTTTTGAAATATGCTTACAACCGTCGAGCGTTTAATTATATCAAACTTACAAGCGCTGACGTGAGCGGACTTGAAGCGCCACAATCTGACTTAGCCATGATTAAAAATATTTTAGCGAGTGGCGTGCGAATCTGGGAAGCTAAATATCTTGACTATACTAAGCCTAAGCCGTTTGATATTTACACGCCAAACCCTAACCGCGCGGACGACCAAGCCGTTTTGGACAGTTATCGAAACTTTGATTAAGGAGGTATGAGCATGCATGGAACAACATAAAAAAGAGTGGTACAATCCACAGAAAATGCTCTCTTATAATCAATTCTTAAATTTTGTTATTGGTGGACGTGACATCGGAAAGACTTTCGCCATGAAAAAATACCTGTTACAACAGTTCGTGAAGAACGGGAAACAATCACTCTATTTGCGGAGAAATAAAACAGAGTTAGATGGTATTGACAAAGAAAGCTTTTTTCCGCGAATTATGTTAGAACAAATCTTTCCAGGATATGAAGAAGCAGAAGTGAACGTATCGCGAACACAGACTAAGATAACATTTACGTCAACGCTTGAAGGCTACGAAGACGGCGAGTTTATTATAACGAGCGGTAAAATTATGCTAAACGGACGCGTAGTCATTTACTTAAAATCTTTAAGCACGTGGGTAAACCTCAAAGGTTCAGAATATGATAACGTTTTCTTTATAATGTTTGATGAAGTTTTAATCGACACAAGCTCTAATAAGCGCTATTTAAAAAATGAAGTAGAGGCTTTTCTAAATCTGCTCATTTCGGTATTTCGTCAGCGTAAAAACTGCCACGTCTACCTCTTGTCAAATGCTGCGAATATTAATAATCCATATTTCGCTTATTTCAAGTTTTACGAAAACACAGACCGACGCTTTTACAATCTAAAAGACCGACGCATCCTGATTGAGTTTCCACCGAATCAACCCTTCGACGGCTCGTCGGATGACGACATTTACCATCTTATCAAGGATTCAAAGATTTACGACTCAGTAGCAAATAATAAATTTCAAGTCGACCGAGGAAAAAATATCGGGAAGCTCAAGGGTGACAAGACTTATCTTTATTCGCTGTACATAGACGGCATCACGCTCTCTTGTTACAGTTGTAACGGTCTTGTTTACGTCAAAGTAGGCTATGACAAACACCGCGACATTTACAGCGTAGACCCAGCGGAATCTGAGAACGGACTTATTTACATGGACAGAAGCTCGGATCTCGCGTGGACACTCAGACAATGCTATTTAAAAAATTGCATTTGGTATGAAAACGCTGAGGCAAAAAATTACATGTTATCTCTCATATCTAAAATACTATGACTAGAAAGGAGGTGAGAAAACATGGTAGAACATCAACTCTATGGAGCGCTACTTAAAGCAGCTCAAAGCGACTGGACAGCATTGCTTACAATTGTCATCGCGATTGACATCGCAACAGGTTACGCAAAAAGCTACGTCTGGAAAGTCACCGACAGCGCTGTCGGTGTTAAAGGACTCTTGAAACACTTGACAACTTTGCTCGTTTATGTCTTTGCTTATGGTCTAGCAATTGACTTTGACATGTCGACGCTTGGCATTACGCTTGTTGTCTATAGCTTGCTTAATTACGCTTTATCAATCGTTGAGAATCTCGGTGTAATGGGCGTTATTACACCTAAATTCTTACAAGCTAAAATCCAAGCTGAGATCGAACGCTACGAAAACAAATTAAAGACAAAGGAGGACTAAAAGAATGAGTTACCAAGATTATAAAAATTCTCATATGTCCCTTGGCGTAGATGTCGACGGATGGTACGGGAATCAGTGCTGGGATGGCTACGCGGACTATTGTCAGTATTTGGGCGTACCGTATGCAAACTGTACCGCCAGTGGCTACGCTAAAGACATCTGGGAACAGCGCCATGAAAACGGCATGCTTGACAACTTCGACGAAGTGGAAGTCATGCAACCAGGCGACATTGCAATTTTCAAAATTCACCCCGCAACGCCCGTGAGCCATGTCGCCATTTTTGACAGCGACGCGGGCAACGGCTACGGCAACTTTTTCGGGCAAAATCAAGGAGCACCTGACGGCGTGTACAATATCGTACAATTGCCGTATGACGCAACTTACCCGACGGCTTTTAGGCGTAAAGGCTTGACGCAAACAAGCGCACAGCGTACAAATAAATATTTTTTGGATGTCAGCGCATACCAACCAGGCGACCTCAGCGGAATTTGTGAGCAAGCAGGAACACGCGACACAATTATCAAAACAACCGAAGGCACGGGCTGGACTAGTCCAGTTGCATCGCAACAAGTGCAAACCTCAAACGCTATCGGTTACTATCATTTCGCACGCTTTGGCGGATCAGTAGCGCAAGCGGACGCAGAAGCCTCACACTTTTTGTCAAACTTGCCATATCCAAACGTCAAATATCTTGTATGTGACTATGAGGACGACGCAAGCGGAGACAAAAACGCAAACACGGAAGCAGTCATTCACTTTATGCAACGTTGTAAGGACGCTGGTTACAAGCCACTGTATTACTCATACAAGCCTTACACGCTCGCAAACGTCGACGCGGATCGAATCACAGCAACCTTTGGGTCTTGCTTATGGATTGCAGCATATCCAAATTATGATATAACGCCCGAGCCATATTGGCCTCTAAATCCAGATATGAGCGGACAAATCGCGTGGCAATTTACGTCAACAGCCATCGCAGGCGGACTCGACAAATCAATTTTTCTAACAGATGACACAGATATTATTAATACACAAACGGAGGAAAACAACATGACAGACTTTGTAGCACGCAACCACACGGGAGACAGCGGGTACGTAGCAGTAGTAAATGACCGCGTTTTCGGAATTGGAGACATGGACACGGTACTTCAATTACAAGCCGCAGGAGCTAAACACCTCAACCTTAACGACGCAGACTTCGGACGCTTTATCGACTCACGCGCATCTAGCTCGGACGTAGCTAAAGCGCTTAAAGACGCATCAGCGGACGTTGTCAAACAAATTGAAGACCTAAAAGCGACTGGCGTAAATGCGCCACAGCAATAATAACACAAAGCTTAAACAAAAGCAAAAAAGAGCCGTCATGGCTCTTTTTCTTATTTTCCGTATTGTAATACCATATCTAACATCCAGCGCATCAAATCACAGGCTAATACACTTAGTAGCATAATACTAAACCTCCAATTCGTCAATTTGCGGACGACCTTCGTCGCTTGTTATAAAGCGTCGTAGCAGTACGCTATTTTTACCAGTCGTACCAACAATAACCGCGCATCCTTTCGCGTCGTAGCCTTCGTCGTCCGTCTCGTAAATTGCGAGACGTGTACGCCCTGCCGTGTCTTTGTAAGCGTTAAAGTTAAACTCAGCCTTTTGCTTAAGCTCACCTTTATAAATAAGTAAGTCCTCATAATCGCTCGCAGTCATTGCGCTTACCAGTTCGCTTACACGTTTAATATTTGTTAGCTTGTTGCCGTCGTAAGTGTATTCCATCACCACGTAATATTTACCGCTTTTAAATTTCATCGTCTGTCAACTCCTTTGCTATATCTTTCACAACTTTTGTCACACCGCGTCGCACATCGCTTACCAAATCATTATATAAAATGTTTTTTGGATCAGCCGTCACGACGTTAACGCTCAACGCCTCGCAGTCCAAAACCGCGAGCACCTCGTTTACGTCTCGCTCACCTTTTGCGCAGTCCAGAAAAATCGTGCGAAAGTTCTCGAGCTCTGTATCTGCTCGCTCTGCGAAATGATCGCCACCGTATGCACCGCTTTCAAACACCTCACGCCAAAGCTTGTCAGCGTGATTCGCTAAGTACGTGCAAGCCTCAACCTTTGTGCTACAATATTGCGCTAAGTCTTTTTTATAGCTGTAATAAGTAATGTAATAACTTTTCATCATCGTCACCTCACAATTCTACTTTTTCGTCTAACGGTAGCTTTTCTAAAAAAGCAGTAGTAGCATTAAAGCTTTTACGCGTGCGTCCAGTGTTAAAAGCCTTGGTCGTCATTAGCGCGTAAGTAGCGGTAAATGTGCTGTCATGTTCTTTCCAACAACAGTTATCGTACACGTCTTTAACTTGTCCGTCCCAGTAGTCGTCATTCATGTAATCTACCATACTACCTACGCTTTTTGTAATACTCGTTACGTAAGTAACTCCGCAAACCTTAACATAACGCATCTCATAAACAAATTCGTCGTCTGTTTTGTAATCTTGGTACATCCAGTTAAATTGTTCAGCTGTAAGCATAATATTAAACCATAGCTAACTTTAGTTAGCCCTTTCATATTCTTTACTATAAGTATAGCACACCTCAATCATTTTGTCAAACGTTTTATCTTAGTCATTTCAAATAATTAAAGTAGCTATCCCTTATTTCTAATATAAGTATAACACCGTTTAGCTATATTGTCAAGCGTAAGACCATCGTTTATTTATGCGCCATCATATGCGCGACCATGTAAGCGCCTAAGCATAGACATCAAAATTTTTAATGAGTCGATTTTAAGACACGGTATAATTTTAAAAAATTGATATACGATTTCAGGACTATCGAGGGGAACCGATTTCCGCTTCTACAGCCC